AGTAGACAATGAAAGTTTAGAAAAACTAGAAAAAATTGATGTTGAGCTTGATTTGTTAGAATCTTGGTATGATCGTGAATTATTTAAATTATATTATTATGAAGGCAATACCCTTGATTCATTAGCAGCAAAGACAAGAATAAGTAGAAATAGCATATTCACAACAATAGATAAAGTAAGAACAATTTTAAAAAAAAAATTAAATGAAGATGTATAACCCAAAAACCCACGACAGTTTTGTAATGCAATTCGGAATTAAGCATCCTGATTGGAGACAACCATATTGGACAGTTAAAAATGAATAAGTTTTTTGTTCCTAATAAAGTTTATGAAGATAGAATAGCAATATGTAAAGCGTGTGATAAATATCTTAGTTTATTAGGAAACTGTTCAATTTGTAAAAAGAACCAAAGGAATTGCCCACAGAAATAATAGAATCAATATTAAATGTTGCAAGTAAATTTATTAGAGGCAAGTTTAAAGATCATGAAAATAAAAAAGACGCAATAGAATTATACAATACAATATATATGACGAACTATTCAACAGCTACCAATTGTAGCTCTTGTTTAAACGATTGCTATCGTGGAATTAATAAACTTTATGAAAAATACACAAAAAAAAACAATGACTAAAGATTACAAAAAAACCCCACAACCTCATTACTATACAGGAAACCTATACGGATATTCAGCTAAAGATATAGTTGATGACTTTGATTTAAGTGCGTGGAAAGCTCAAGCCGTACAGTATATATTAAGAGCAGGAAACAAGGAAGGCAATTCTCCTGAGCAAGACATACAGAAGGCGATAAACGTATTACACTTTGAATTAGAAGGATTAGCAAAATGACACTATATAAATGTAAATGCGGTAATGAAGAGAATATAGGCAAGACTACCTTAGCCCTAAGAGACGGTAGATGGAGGTCTATACACGCACTATGTGATTGCGGCTTATGGATGGAAGCAGAACCTGAAGAGGGAATGCCTAGCCTAATTAGAACAGAAGCGTCATTAAGTAAAAAGAGGTGGGGAGACAGGCTTTGGGATAGCGCTAAAGAAAAGCTATTAGGAGAAAGAGGTATAAACGAGCCATTTGATTAAATGAAACTAAGAACCAAGAAACACTTAAACTATTTATTAAGTGAGGCTGTAAAGTTTTATTTTAAGAATCCTGAGCATAACAGCTTAGCAGACTTATCAGAAATGTTTAGAATTAGCAAGGTGACAATAAGCAATGGAATATCTAAAGAGTTAAAGAAAAGAAAAGATAACAGCCTTGCAGGTAGATTTATGCGTCTATGAACTTTGTAATAAATAACACGCAAGATAAACAGACTCTATTTAATTACTTAAAAGAGCTTGATAGCGATTATATAGTAAAGGTAAAGAAACAAAGAAACAATAGATCAAGTATGCAAAACAATTATTACTGGGCTTGTATAGTACAACCATTAGCATCAGAACTAGGCTATTTTCCTGATGAAATGCACGACACACTAAAGATTAAGTTTTCAAGTGAATGGCAAAGCATAGAGATAAACGATAAACAGATAGGTCTACAAACAGTAAACAGCACAGCAAGAATGAACACAAAAGAGTTCGAAGTATATGCAGATCAAATACGTATATGGGCTTTAACAGAATTAGGTATAAGATTAATGCTGCCAAACGAATTCAAGTGATTTCTATTATATAATGAAACTTGATTAATCAAATTATTTCAAAATGAGTACACACGGAGGCAAAAGAGAAGGGGCAGGTAGAAAGGCAAAAGCAGAAGAACAAAAGCTAATAGAGAATCTAACACCAATGAACGCTATGGCTTTAGAATCACTAAAAAAAGGATTAGAGAAAAAAGAACAATGGGCAGTTAAGTTATTCTTTGAATACTTTTATGGCAGACCTCAGCAAAGAGTAGATGTTACTACAAACGAGGAGAGTCTGAATATGCCTTTAATAAACTTTGTAAAAACTGAATCTTAGCGAGAAATACAATCCACTATTTACATCTGACTGTCGTTATTACATAATAACAGGGGGTAGGGGGTCAGGTAAGTCTTTTGCAGTTACAGTCTTTCTAACATTACTCACAATGTCAAGAAACATTAGAGTATTGTTTACAAGATACACTATGGTATCAGCACACCTATCTATTATTCCTGAATTCTTAGAAAAGATAACGCTATTAGGATATGAGAGTATATTCAGCGTAAATAAAGCAGAGGTTGTCAATCTAAAGAACAAGTCAGACATTCTATTTAGAGGGATCAAAACATCAGCAGGAAATCAAACAGCAAGCCTTAAATCATTAACAGGCGTATCTAATTGGGTGCTTGATGAAGCCGAAGAATTAATAGACGAAGATATATTTGACACAATAGATTTAAGTATTAGGGAGAAGGAAATACAGAACAGAATCATCCTTATATTAAACCCTGTTACTAAAGAGCATTGGATATACAAAAGGTTCTTTGAAGACAAAGGGGTTGAAGCTGGTTTTAATGGCGTTAGAGACAATGTATGCTATATCCATAGTACATACCTAGACAATGAAGAAAACCTCTCAGAGAGCTTCCTGGAGCGTATAGAGACTATAAAGCATAACAACTTTAAAAAATATCAGCATAAAATAATGGGTGGTTGGTTAGAACGTGCAGAAGGAGTTGTATTTGATAATTGGAGTATAGGCGAATTTAATCCTGATGGATTGCAAACATCTTGTGGTATGGACTTTGGTTTTAGCGTTGATCCTGATAGCTTAACAGAAGTAGCTATTGATAAAAAGAAACAAAAGATATATTTAAAAGAACACATATACAAGAACGGATTAAAGTCGCAAGACTTAGCGCAGTTGATATTAGAAAAGGTAGATCAGAAGTTAATTATAGCGGATAGTGCAGAGCCTAGACTAATAGCAGACTTAAAGCATTTAGGAGTAAACATAAAGCCTGTTAAAAAGGGAACTATTGAAAGTGGTATAACTAGAATGCAAGATTATCACTTAGTCATAACACCTGAATCAACTAATATAGCTAAAGAGCTAAACAACTACGCATATCAAGATAAGGGCTCTAAGTTATATATAGATAATTGGAATCATGCGATTGATGGAATTAGATATAATGTTATATATCATTTAGACAATCCGAATGCAGGTAAATATTTTGTGCAATAATTGTATTATCTAATTAATTTAAAATTGAATAAATTGTTTTCTCTTATTGCCCATTTATGTGTTCCACAATCTTTTAACTCAGAATTTTGTAATCCTGTTGTGTATCCATTATCATTACATACGACTAAAAGCTTTCCATTAGTATCTCTTACAACATCATATAAAGAGCTTTTCCAATATACATTTTCATTGTTGTCTAGTAAGAAGTTTATTGTTTTAAGGATTTCTGAATTTTTCATTTTTTCTTTGTTTTTAATTATGGTACAAATATACAGCTTTTTTTTAATACACACAATTATTAACGGAATTATTTACAAAGTTATTAACAATGCAAATGTTTAGAAGATTATAAGAATAAAAAAAGGGCAGCAAGTTAAAAACCTGCCACCCTTCAAAAGTAAAAATGAAACAAACAGCGGCAAATATACATTAATAAATAAAACAAAAGCATTTGTTAAACTAAATTATCAATTTTTCTATTATATAGTGATGAAGGTTAAAATTAAAAAAGAAGGCAAGAACAAAGAGTTTAAGTTAATTAGCAGTTGGTCAGATGTAACGCTAGAGAAGTGGTTAAAGTTAGTAGACTTTAGAAATGGAACAAAAAGCAAAGAAGCTCACCAAACAATAGTCGCTTTGTCTAACATTCCAAAGAAGTTAGTAGAGCAATTAGAATTAAAAGATGTTGCTGTAATTATGGGTAAGCTTGCTGAGATGCAGCAGAAGCAAGACAGTTCTTTAAAAAGAGTAATTGAAATAAAAGGGAAAAGATATGGTTTCCATCCTGATCTTTCTTCCATAAGTCTTGGAGAGTGGTCAGATTTAGAGACATATATAAAAGAAGGAATAGAGAAAAGATTGCCAGAAATAATGAGTATCCTATACAGACCAATTGTCGAAGAGACAGATAGTGGTGTCTATACTATTGAAGCCTATGATGGGAATATTAGTATAAGGGCAGATACAATGAAAAAAATGGTAGCAGAGCAAGTGCAAAGTGCGCTGGTTTTTTTTTATCATTTCGTAAAAATATTATATCTGATTTTGGAATCATATTCGACTCAACTGCTGAGGGAAACGATAACGCAATCGCAACAGAATCCTTCGCAGAAAAATGGGGATACTTTGGAGTAATGTATAGATTGTGTAATGCAGACATATCAAAATTAGATGCAATAACTAAGTTAAATTTATTAGAAGCATTCACATGGTTAAGTTATGAAACAGATTTAGAATCACAAAATAGAGTAAAACATGCCAGTAAACAATAAGACATATAATAATGTAATAAATACATTGTGTAGATTAGGTGAGTATCACGAGCAAATATCTACTGTTTCAGTTGGTGACATATATGATATTAATTTGGAAAAAATGGAAAAGAT